GCCGTCGCAGCATTTGCGCCGAAACCAAGATGCACAAGTGTCGTGCCGCTGATGTTGATTACGCGATATTGATTGCCGCCAAGGGTGCTAGAAAGAATTTGCACAGGAGTCGGGGCAGTCGTATTGGCAAGAAATGTTACCGTGTTGCCGCTTGGGGTAAAAGCATTGATGCCCATGTTTAATTGCTCTCCAAAGCGGCGATGCGGGTTGCTTGCGCGTCGATGATGGCTTTGAGTTCTTGGATGGAAGCAACGAGCGTTGCCACCAAGAACGAAGTATCAACGCCCTGATACGACGGAACTGTGCGAGTACCTTTGACGGCCTCTACCGCAGGAGTTACCTCTACGCCGTCCGCATCCACTACCGCAGGAACGGCTGGCGTTACTTCGTATTCTTCTTCCCAAGTTGCATCTTTTTCGCCAGTAACGCAGTCTGGCACAACCTCTTGCAGTTCGTGAGCGATGAAGCCTTGACCGTCAGAGCCGTCAGATTTCCACTTGTACGTCACGGGCTTGAGTGCAGCGACTTTAGCCAAGGCACCAATCATCGGCGCAACATTATCTTTTAGGCGATAGTCTGACGAAGTGGAGTATTGTGTGGCAGTAGTATTATTAAAAATATATCCAATTTCCGCGCCAGCGGCACTTTGAAACCCCATGAATCTAGAATTATCTGTAGCGGTTTGAACTGATGATCTTGCGGCGGCTGCTTGTGTTGTACATCCCAACAGCAAGTTGCCGCTGGAGTCGATACGCATACGTTCGGTGTTGTTTGTGCCAAAAAGCACATAACCGTTGCTTACATTTTTTAGCGTCAATCCACTTGCATCAGTAAGTATTTGCCCAGTATTACCTCCAGTACCAAGGATTTGAAACGCACCTCCTCTAACATCTAAACGAACGCTGGCACTCGGACTCGCCGTCCCAATGCCCATGTTGCCGCTGGAGTCGATGCGGACAGCTTCAGCGCCACCTTCGCCAAACGCAATCGTGTCAGCGGCGGGGAAAAAGATACCCGTGTTGGTATCGCCGGATGTGGTAATCGCGGGCGCTGCTACATTGCCAGCTTGAACTGTAGTGACGCCGGATGCACTCAGTGTGGTAAACGCGCCAGCAGCAGGAGTCGTGGCACCCACCGTTCCGTTCACCGCCGCGCCGGTCAGCGTCAAATTTCCGACCGTGCTGGTCGTGTTGCCAAGAAGCAGGGTTGCGTTGCCAAGCGTAATCGCAGTCGCAAAGTTATTATCAAGTTGCGAAAGCGGGATGCTCGTGGTCGCAGTTGCAAAGATATTAGGAACAGCCATTAGAACCTCGCGCGCAACTCGTATTCGAGTTCAAAAGTGTTAATCGTGAAAGCTGGGCTGTTGGAAGTCACCGTAAGCCCAAGATACTTGCCGTACTGCTCGGCATCCGATTTGTAAAGACTATAGCCCTCTGAGGAGGTCCATGTAACCACGGCGTTTGAGAGATTAAGCCAACCGATCTCTTGGCCTAGATTATTCAACCAAGCGACTTCATTGGTTAGCGTATAGGCGTCGCTAGAGCGATTCTCTTGGTCAACGGTTACGCTAAGGATACCGCCTTGCGTAATCGTTGCCTCAATTCCAAACTTCAGCGCCTGCTTGTCACGGATCATGTCAGTTAAAGGCCAAAGAGCCGTGCTGACGGTCGTGCTGATGTTGGCGGTAGCATTGGCATAAAGCTGAACCAAGTTAGTGCCGGTCGTGCCGTAAAGATTGATGGTGCCACCAACCGGGACGCTGACGACGCGGTTCAATGTTCCCTGAGAAGTGACAAACCATTTCTTATCAAAAAACACGAATTGAACGGGTCGAACGCCGGAACCATCATCGTAATATGCGTTAAAGGCAGCGCAAATGATATTGTTTACAACGACCAGTCCCCCGGTAATGGGGTAACTAAAGTCAATTTCCTCGAAAACGCCGTCAAGCGCGTCGCTGATCTTGGCGGTTGTCGCGCCAACAAGGGCGTAAATGCCGTAATCGTTGAGGATAAGAACGCTACGGAAATACGGGAAGATACCGCCCTTGCGGCGTGAACCAATGGCGGCACTGACGTTTGTATTGGAGAACAGCGTGATTCCATTCGAGTCCACGCGGACATCGCTGAAAACATTGATGCTATCGTCGCCAAAGATATAGAGAAAGTTGTTGGCGCTCAGAAGGCTATCGATGTTTCCGCGCAGGGTGCTGTCGGTAAGGACGAAGGAACCAGCCGCAACGCTGATGAAATCGTTGTAACTATCAGGCGAACTATAGAAAACAGTGCGCCCTTGACTGATCCAGGTGCGCCCAGAAAACGAAGCAACGTCAGAAATATCGTTGTTTTGAACGATTCCGAGAGCCGTGGCGCTGTTGCCGCCGCCACCCGCAAGAGTGACTGTCAAATTGGCCGCGTTCGTATAGCCGGTGCCATAATTAGACATGACAATCTGCGTGACTTGTCCGCCGCTGATAATGCCGATGCCAGCCGCGTTAGAGCCTCCACCGCCAGCGAACGTAACCGTCAAATTTGATACGTTGCTGTATCCGGTGCCGCCATTGGTAATTAGAGCCGAGGCGGTGCCTTTATTGAAGTTTAGGTACGACAGGGCGATATTCGCACCGGAGCCGCCGCCGCCCGTGACCGTTACGGTCGGGCTGGCGTTATAACCGGTCCCAGGCTCGATGATCGTCACAGCCGTAATGACATTGGCCGTAACCGTCGCCTCTGCCGTAGCCGTCACGCCGTTGGCGTCATTCGGGGCGCTAATGACGATAGCTGGCGTCGTCGTGTAGCCGCTGCCTCCGCTGACAATGCCGCCACCAGAAATTGAGCCGACATAAACCAAAGTCGTGCCATTCCAGGTGTAGTAACCCTTTTCAGGGTCAACGATTAGCGCGCGCTCGTCTTTCCATTGCGTCGCTCGGACACCGCTGCCGGTAAAGAAGCTGGACGAGGCAATGTTAGAAAGCGTCTGCGTCGTGATGTTATAAGCCTGGGCCGCGCCGTTTGACTGAAAAGCCAGGATGTAGTCGCCGCCGGAAATGCTTACGCTTGAAAAGGAAGCAACTGAATTGGACCAAACAATCGCGTTTGCGCTGCTGTTCGTTACAATGTTGGTTGTTTTGACAACCCTGAGATTGCCAAAGCCAATTGGCTGAATGTTCTCAAGCCAGGAAAATTCATCGCCATCAATGGCGGTGCGATTTGCCTTGGTGTTGATGCCCTTAAAGGCTTTGGTAATATGGTATTTCTTTGCCTGCTCTACGGGCGGCATTTAATACGGCGTCGAATAAGGGTTGGGGATTCGGCGCGTAAACGCGGTATTGATCACATTGAATAGCTCGCGCCTATACTGCGCCTCAAAAATCTCAGCCTCGCCATAGCTCTGTTCTTGATACTTGGCTTCATGCGAAGCGCGAAGCGCAACCGGGCTTTGATAGCGCACGGAAATTTCATCAACGTCGGAATCATCAGCCAAATCTTCTGGCGTAATAACCGTGTCTAACTCCAGAACGTAAACTTGCCCAGGAACAGGCCCAAGGTAAAATTTGCTTTGCCCGTAGTTTGAAAAAGCAATCGGCTGACCGATGTAGTTTTGCGTGTACCGCAAGCTGGCGTTGAATTGCGTCCAGGGCAAATAACGCAGTGGAATCCGCGTATTGCCTTGGTAGGAATTGATATTGAGAATGTCTAAAGTCCGATCCGCCTTGGGCAAAGAGGCGTAGTCATAGACCTCTTGATTGGCAACGGTCGCGGACGTTTGAAGTTCGCGCAGACAGCCGCTATCGCGCACAAGCCGCAAGCGGGCTGCGTTAATGTAGCTAGTTAACTGCGCGTCGGTCCAAAAGTTCCCCGATACGTCGTGCAATAAACGACGCACTTGCACGATGTAATCCGAAAGTGTGGTCACAGAATGGCACCCTTAGACTGCTCTCGGATACGTCCCTGCCCCCGCCCGCTTTGGCGGAACGGGGACAGGGTTTTGCTCGACAGCCGGGGAATGATCGCTGCGAACAACGGGCGGCGTCTCGCTCATCACATATTTCTTAATGCGCGCGACGCCTTTTTCGTAATCATTAGAAGTTAAGGCCCAACCAAGACGAGCAATCTTGGCGGGATGCTCTAACTCATTAGCGCCGAAAAAGTGGTGAGCCACGGCCTCCGGCAAATCAGTCGTTTTACCAGTCGGCAAGGTGTAGCTAACCCCATTGTGCTGATCTACAAAATCAGACACATCGTTATTTGTGACATAAATTGTAATCACAGGTTAACGATGTCCCCATAGATCGAAATATCAACCGTCGAGTTGGCACCGCCAGCGGTATTAACGCGGACAAAGAACGCCTGCGCCGAAGCAGCGGAAATGGCCGTGTTCGCCGTTCCGGTAAAAGTCACATCCTGAAACTTCAGATTGCTCGTGAGGTTAGTCAGGACGGTGTTCGCGGTCACGATGTTAGAAACATTGCCATCACTAGATGTGTAAATGGCAACGTTCGCCGTGTTGGGCGAAGTGCCGCCCGCGTTCATAAAAGTAATCTGACGCACAATAAAAGCGCCGCTCGTCGCGGTGTTACCATTGTTCGTCAAGCCGCCGCCGACCACAGGAAGCGTGGCAACTGCGTTGCCCGTAGCGGACAACGCAGCACCAGTCACATGAGCGAGGGCAAAGCCGCTGAAGCTATCGGCATAAAGAGTGCCGACCTTATTTGCGCTTCCCATATCAGACCGCCTTAATCGTTGTACGTGCCGGAGGCCGATTCACCACCATTGACGGTGATGAGGGTCGCCGTCGTATTAGCGTTGACAGACTTCACGGCAACATTAACACCGTCAGACAGGAACATACCGCCGGTGTTGTTGGCGAGAAGCGTAACCCAACTCGCGCCGTTATAAACAATAACAGTCGTGTTGGCCTGCGCCGAGATCAGATAGGTACCAGCCACAACAACCGTACCGTTGCCGGTCGTGACACCGGCAACCGTGGTGGTCTGGAAATAGGCACTGTCCGCGTTAGTAACGCTGCCAGCGACTAGGATTTTATTCAAACCAAGAGCCATTGTTCCGCCTCCTTACAACGAAAGCGAGTTATAGCCAGTGACCTTAGTCATGGCTTTGGGCTTGGTATTGACCAGTTCGGCAATCATCAGCACCGCGCCGACATAACCGATCTGCCAGTTTGGCAGGGTCGATTCAAAGCCGGTAAACACGAAGCTGCCCTGGTCATGGATATACAGCGACATGTAGTTGCTGTTAATCATGTACAGAGTGCCTTCAGGGCAATACGGATCGGGGTAGACAGGAACGCCCGCGACCATAAGGGCGCGGAACGCGGCCTGCGGGCCATTCGCATCGCCATCAAAGCCGTTACCCGGCGTAATGACGTATGTTTCCTGGCCGACATAATCCTGCGCGAGCAGAGTCCAAGTACCAAATCCGCAAACGGCGAAGGTCGGCACTTCCGCGCCGTTCTTTACCGTACCGGAGATGTACTGAAGCACGTTCTGGCGGGTCGGGTTGACCGAGCCAGCGGCGTACTTCTTCGACTGCCACCAAGTGTAGGTGTTACGGTCGATGTTGCCATAGGTCTGCATCGTGGTGCCATCGTCGATAGCGCCAGGAAGGCCGATGAACTGCTGCGTGTCCGTCGTGTTGTTGTAAAGCGACGTAGCCATCGCATCCATCATCACGTTCGTCGTATCGTTCATGCGGGCTTCAATAAGCGGGATGACAGCATGATCTTGCTGCACCGCGCCTTCCATGCCGAGGAACGGAACCGGCGAAATAAGCAGCTTGAGGTTGAACTCAGCATTGTAAGCGCCCTGTTGGACGGACGGCTGCGTAAAGCTGCCGCTGTAATCCGACCACTGAGCGTTGACAAACTGACTGCCCTGAACGGGGACGGTCACTGAGCTAACACCGCCGCTGGCCTGCTGAGAATTAGCAATCAGCGAAGCAAGCAGGGGCGTAGAATTATATAGCTGAACAACCAGCTTGGGGATGAACGCGCGCCGAGTGAC